GAGAGGACAGCTACGTCCGCTCTCCGTCAACTCATTGATGCAGGTACGTTGTCCAATCTCCCTGCAGGATTTAAAGCGAGAGGGTTGCGAGTTGCAGACGATGATAACCCAATCCAACCAGGAGAATTCAGGGATGTAGATGCACCATCTGGTGACCTACGACAAGGATTACTACCACTACCTTACAAAGAACCAAGTCAAACTTTATTCTTACTTTTAGGTTTTTGTGTTGATGCAGGTAAAAGATTTGCAGCAGTTGCTGATGCAAAGATAGCTGATTCTAATCAATCTAATCCTGTGGGCACAACTATGGCTATGATTGAACAAGGCACAAAGGTTATGAGTGCTATTCATAAAAGATGTCATTATGCACAAAAAGTAGAATTTAAATTATTAGCAAAAGTTTTCCAAACTTATTTACCACCTGAATATCCATACAATGTTGTTGGTGGTAACAGAATGATCAAGCAAACTGATTTTGATGATAGAGTAGATATCATACCAGTATCCGATCCAAACATATTCTCTATGTCTCAACGTATACAACTAGCACAAGCTCAGTTACAATTATCTCAAACCAACCCTCAAATTCATAATGTGTATGAAGCTTATAGAAGAATGTATCAAGCTCTTGGGGTGCAAAACATACAAGCTATATTGAATCCACCACCAAAGCCAATGCCGATGGATCCTTCAATGGAAAATTCTAATGCATTGAAAGCAAAAGAACTACAAGCATTTCCAGAACAAGATCATGCAGCCCACATAAGAACTCATAGAGCTTTTATGTCATCAACTTTGGTTAGAACTAGTGTTCTTGCAATGGCTTCTTTACAATCTCACATATCTCAACACATAAGTTTCTTAGCTAGACAGCTCGTTATGGAAGAAAATAAACAAACATTAGAAGAATTAGCACAACAATTTGGTCAACAGATACCACCTGAGATAATGCAACAGCTACAAAACAAGATGGAAGCGGAAATTGCAGATAAACAAGCTGAATTAACTGAAAACATGGTGGCAGAAGAGCAAGAATACCTTGAAGGTCAAGGTCAAGATCCACTTGTAGAGCTCAAAAAACAAGAATTATTGATAAAAGAGCAGGATAATGCAAGAAAAGCAGCCGCTGATCAGTCAGATGCACAGCTAAATGCAGCAAAATTAGCTCAAAAAACGGAAATTGATCAAGCAAAGCTTGAACAAAACGCAAAAATAGCGCAAGCTAGGATGAACAATCAAATAAATTTGGCAAATATTAAAAAACAATGACCGAAACAGAACAATTTTTACAAGCTCACATAAAAGAGTTTGCTAGTTATGTTGAAGATAACGCAAGAAAACCAGAAGATAAGTTAATTATGGCTTCTGCAATGCTCACTGTTGTAAAAGCAGTGTATTTAGAGAATTCTATATCAGAGGATGTAGCAAACAAAGCATTTGAAAACCAAGTTGCAGATGTTACTCTCATAAGATATACTAAACCAACTTTTCATTGAGAGGTATTATGAAAAAAGACAAAAATAAAAAGAAAAAAAGAAAATATATGGGTGGTGGCATGATGCCAATGGCCTATGAAGACGGTGGTAAGTTTAAAATGCAACCAGGTGAGTCTGTAGATGGCATGGATGTTGATACCAACGTCAAAAAACCAAATATGACGGTAAAAGGTGCTGGTGCTGCTACTCAAGGAAACAAATTCTTCGGATAATACTTGCATTCATTGTGAACATGGATGTCATTGTTCGAATGGAGGTAGTTGTACGAGTTGTGATTGCAAAAATTGTGAACATGAGCTACAAAAAACCGTTGAATTCGAACCTGAGTTCGATTTAACTGTTCATTAACTAGGAGGTTATATGAATTTATTAAAAGATCTATGGGAACACTTAAAAGAGTGGTCTGATTGGAAAATGAAGGACTGGATTAAGGCGGGTATAGTAGCTATAGCTGTTATTTTTATTATTAGTTCTATTGGGGGAGGCGCCTAGACTATGGTCTGGCAACTTCTAGCAAAACCCCTACTCGGCGTTGCCGCGGATACAGTCCGTGGTTTCGTCGAGACCAAAAAAGCAAAAGCAGAATTAAAAGTTACGGAAATTAAGGCCGCTACTAAACTTAAAGAAGATCAAATTGCCGGTAAGGTTAAGTGGGAGCAAACTGCTGTAGAGCAAATGAAGGGCTCGTGGAAAGACGAATTCGTTTTACTTGCGCTAATGATTCCAGCAATTTGTGCATTCCTGCCTTTTATGCAACCACACATAGAACGTGGCTTTGAGATCCTTTCAGGGCTTCCGGAATATTACCGCCACCTTTTGTATTTGGCTTGCTCAGTTTCACTGGGGGTACGTGCGGGACCTGCTGCATTAAACATGTTTAAAAAAGGAAAATAACTATGAATAAAAAAATACCACCAAGCAAAAAAGGATTTAACAAATTACCAGAAGAAGTTCAGCAAAAGATAGATAAAAAACTGGCTGATGAATTTAGAAATGGTGGTAAAGGAAAAAAGAAACTTTCTAAAAGTCAAAAAGAAAAATTGAAAAAACATGGAAAACAACATAGTAGTAAACACATGTCTGAAATGAAAAAAGATATGAAAAAAGGAAAGTCATTTAAAAAAGCACATAACAAAGCAATGAAGAAAGTTGGTCGCTAATGGGTAAGTTATGTCCAAGAGGTAAAGCGGCAGCAAAACGTAAATTTAAAGTTTACCCTAGTGCATATGCTAACATGTATGCTAGTGCCGTTTGTTCAGGCAAAGTAACTCCTGGCGGAAAGAAAAAAAAGAAAAAAGCAAATGGTGGACCTTCATCTATTTCTCAAGAAAGAAAAATGGTATCAAATAAAAGAACTGTATCCTACAAAGATGGCAAAGGCAAAACTCCTACTATTATAGCTGCAGGATGCGGTATGATTCCAGAAAACAAGAGAAAAGAAACTAAACTCTTTACATAAAAATGGCCAAAAAAGGTCTAAGGGCATGGGTCAAGGAAAACTGGGTCGATATTGCAAACAAGCGGCCAGATGGCTCTTACCCGAAATGTGGAAGAAGTGGTGGAGAAAAAAGAAAAAAATATCCAAAATGCGTGCCTATTGCAAAGGCAAGAGCGATGAGCAAAGGGCAGCGTGCGGGTGCCGTAAAAAGAAAACAACAAAAATCTAATACAGGACCAAAACCTAGTAGAGCAGCAACTTTCGCAAAGAAAAAAAATGGCAAAAGATAAACAACCACCAAGAACTAAAAAGTATTACCGATCAACCAAATCTGGTGCTGGTATGACGAAAGCAGGTGTTGCTAAATATAGAAGAGACAATCCTGGTTCTAAATTAAAAACAGCTGTAACAGGCAAAGCTAAACCTGGATCGAAAGATGCAAAACGACGTAAATCATTTTGTGCTAGAAGTGCAGGTCAAATGAAAAAGTTTCCTAAAGCTGCTAAAGATCCTAATTCGAGGTTAAGGCAAGCACGGAAGAGATGGAGGTGCTAATGAGTACACTTGCTGAAAGAGTGAAGCAAAACGAAGGCTTCAGAAATAAAATTTACAAAGATACTCTAGGATTTGCTACCATAGGCTACGGTCATAAAGTAGTAGAAGGAGATCCTTTTGAAGAAGGAGTGGAGTATCCAAAAGAACAATTAGAAGAAGTTTTTAAAACTGATTTAGAACACGCACAATTATTATGTGAAAATATGTTTATGTGTGATCTAAGTTATGAAGCTCCTGAGCTATTGAAGGAAATATACACAGAGATGATTTTTCAACTTGGCCCTGGAGGTGTTTCAAAATTTAAAAAGACTTTTGACTATGTTAAACTTAAACAGTTTAAAGAGGCGAGCATTGAGATGTTGGATTCCAGGTGGTATAAACAGACACCTAACAGAGCAAAACATTTGAGTGATTTGATGGCAACAGTCACTGTATGACCATATCAAGAGCCAACATAGGAAAATTGATAAAGTACAAACCTCCAAAAGTAAAAGATAAGATAAAAGTATCTAAATCTTTTCCTCGTTTTAAAAATGGAGGATTGTCTTATACAAAACTAACCAAAAAAATAAGGAGTAATAAAATTGCCTGATCCAGTAATGATCTTAGTAGAAAGACTAAGAAAAGAATTTAGTGCTAGACAAGAACAGTTACAACAAGTTATACTATCAGATGTGAAGGATTTAGTCACATATAAGTATGTGCTAGGTCAACTTCACGCTTGGAAAAAAGCAGACCAGGAACTCACGAACCTGCTAAAAAAACAGGAGCTAGATGAAGATGTCTAAAGTACTACCGACTAAAGTTTTTGCCTTAGAGAAGAAAAACAAAGAAGAAAAACCAAAAACCGAACATGAGAAGTTACCTGATCCTTGTGGTTGGAGAATATTGGTAATGCCATTTAAACTTAAAGAAAAAAGTAAAGGTGGTGTAATCTTAACAGAAAAAACTGTTGAAGAAAGCCAATGGTCTACAAACGTAGGACTAGTAATGAAAATGGGCGATTTATGCTACAAGGATGAAGGAAAGTTTCCTACGGGTCCTTGGTGTAAAGAGAAAGACTGGATTTTATTTGGCAGATATGCCGGAGCCAGAATTAAAATTGACGGTGGTGAACTAAGGCTACTTAATGATGACGAAGTAATGTCGGTTGTTAAAGATCCTGAATATGTATTATCGCCGCTTACTAACTAACATGAGGAGATAATCATGCCAGAAGCCAACCCTGTAATGAGTGAAGAAAAAACAATACCAATAGATGATTCAGGTGAATCTGTTGATGTTGAATTAGAAAATCAACAAGAGGAACAACCTCAGGTTGAAGAAAAACAAACACAACCTGAACAAGCATCAGAAGAACATGATGAGTATTCTGCTGGTGTTAAAAAAAGAATAAATGATTTAACAAAAAAGTGGCGAGAAGAAGAAAGGCAGAAAGAAGCTGCAATAAGTTTTGCTGAAAATGTTAAAAAGAAAAATGATGAATTAGAAAAAAAAGTTAATTCTTTAGATGATAGTTATATTGAAGAAGTTGCTCAAAAAGCAGATATTCAAGAAGTTAATCTAAAAAGAGAATTAGCTGTTGCACATCAAAATCAAGATTTTAACAAAGTTGCTGAGGTTCAAGCTGCTTTAGCTGATAACGCTGCCACTAAACAAAGAATTACCTTACTTAAACAAAAACCAAAAACAGAAGAAGCAGAGGCTCCTGCAAATGCTCCACAAGAGTTTTCTCAACAGCAGCAACCTCAAGCTCCTGTAGCAAAAGCTCCTAGTGCTAAAGCACAAGCATGGGCTGCAGCTAATCCTTGGTTCGGAAAAAAAGAAAGCGAAGATGATGGCAAAGATGAAGTAATGACATTTGCAACATGGGGTATTCATACCAATCTTGTAAATGAAGGTTACAATACTGAGTCAGATGAGTATTATAATGAAATTAATAATAGACTAAGCGCATATTTTCCTGATAAGATGGGTAAAACAAATTCTAGCTCTACAACAACTAGTACCAGGGTCGTTCAGCCCGTTGCTAGTGCAAACAATGCAAGAGCTGGGGGTAAGCCTGGACGCAAAACTGTGAAGCTCACACCATCACAAGTTTCAATAGCTAAAAAGCTTGGTGTGCCATTAAATGAATACGCAAAATTCGTGAAGGAGTAAAACATGGAAAAAGACGTAAAATTAGATAAAACTCCGCGCGCTGTAAAAACTAGGGACGTTGAAGCTCGTAAAACGGTATGGTCCCCGCCGCGACAACTGGATACTCCAGTACCCCCTGAAGGGTTCAAATATCGATGGCTAAGAGCCGAGATCCAAGGTCAACAAGATGATAAAAATATTACATCTAGGTTGAGAGAGGGTTACGAATTAGTCAGAGAAGATGAATTATCAGCGGAGGATAAATTAAAATATCCTACGTTGGCTGAAGGAAAGTACAAAGGCGTAATATCAGTTGGAGGATTGTTGTTATCAAAAGTTCCTCTTGAGATTGTTGAACAGAGAAATGCACATTTCCAAAGAATGTCTCAAGAACAACAGGAAGCGATTGATAATGAGGTTTTAAAAGACGAGCACCCGAGCATGCCTATTACTAAAAATAGGAGCTCAAAAGTAACTTTTGGAGGATCGGGTTAATTCTAATGGTTAGAATTCAACGGTCTTCTTAAATAAGGAGTAAATTATGGCAAATACAGATGCTGCAAGAGGTCTAGTTCCTGTTAAAAAACTCGGAAACGGGTATGAGACAGCAGGCTTCTCTACTTATAAAGTTGCTTCGGGACATGCCCAAAATCTATTTAATGGTCAAGCTGTTGAGCTAAAAGCTGATGGTACAATTCAGCGTGCAACTGATGGCGGCGGTAACTCTGCGAAAATCGTAGGTGTTGCTGGTGGTGTTCATTATGTTGATTCTAATGGCAAACCAAAATGGAGTAACTATTGGCCATCAGGCACTGTAACACAAGGTACAGTTGCTGCTGAGCTAAAGGTTTACGATGATCCTGATCAACTATTTATCGTCCAATCGGACGGAGCCTCTGACCAAACTGCGGTCGGAGCGAACGCGCCCATGGTGGGAAATGCGAACGGAAGCACAACTAGCGGAATTAGTTCTATGGAGTTAGATCACACCGGTTTAACAAACGGTAGTGATCAATTAAGAGTAGTTGATATTCTTGATGATCCAAACAACACTGCTGGTTCAATTCATGTAAAGCTAATTGTTAGAATTAACATGCATGCTTACACTAACTTAGCGGGGATTTAATTATGGCTATATCAAGATCGCAATTAGCCAAAGAACTAGAGCCGGGTTTGAACGCTCTCTTTGGCTTAGAATACAACCGCTATGAAAACGAAACTGCAGAAATCTTCGACCAAGAAACCTCAGACAGAGCTTTCGAAGAAGAAGTAATGCTAGGTGGTTTTGCTGGTGCTCCAGTGAAAAATGAAGGTGCAGCTATCAATTATGATACAGCGCAAGAGTCTTTCACAGCGAGATATACCAACGAAACTATTGCTTTAGCTTTTGCTATCACAGAAGAAGCCATAGAGGATAACCTTTATGACAGAGTAAGTGCTAGATATACAAAAGCATTGGCTCGTTCGATGGCAAACACAAAACAGATTAAGGGTACAAACATTCTTAATAATGCATTCTCAGCTAACGCTGCTGATTTTGGAGGAGATGGTGTATCATTAGCATCCACTGCTCACCCAACTTTAACAGGTGGCAATTTCTCAAATAGAAGTGCAACAGATGCTGACTTAAACGAGACTTCTCTCGAGCAAGCAGTAATTGATATTGCAGCTTTCATTGATGAAAGAGGCTTAAAAATTGCATTAAAACCACAGAAGATGATCATTCCATCTGCTCTACAATTCGTTGCAGACAGATTAATGAATTCTGCTGGTAGAGTGGGTACTGCGGATAATGACATCAACGTATTCAACAATTCAGGATACATTCCTCAAGGATACGTAGTGAATCATTATCTAAATGATACCGATGCATTCTTTATCAAAACAGATGCTCCAAACGGCTTCAAGCATTTTGTAAGAACACCAATTACAACTGCTATGGAAGGTGATTTTGACACTGGAAACATGAGATACAAAGCTCGTGAAAGATATAGCTTTGGTTTCTCTGATCCTAGATGTGTATATGCATCTCAAGGTTCGTAAAATAAACTAAATCTTTCTTAGGTGAAGAAGGCGCTTGTAAGAGCGCCTTTTTTATTTTAAAAGTAATATACCCACGACTTAAACGACAACTATAAGGAGGTTGACATGGGAACAACTACATTTTCAGGTCCGGTAAAGGCTGGTACCGTAAGAGAAGGAACAGGTATCAATACAGGATCTGTATTGATGGCTCAATCAGCAGTAATAGATATTATTGGTGCTACTAACACAACAGCTGTAGGAATTATTCCTGCCAACTCACAGATAGTAGATGTAATTTTAAATGTTACAACTGTATCTAACGATGGTGGCGCAGCGACTGTAAAAATTGGTCACGCAGGTGATGATGACGAGTATCTTGCAGCTACAAACGTAAAAGCTGTAGCTACAACTAGAGGCACAATTGGTGCTGATGGTACTGATATTGGCACATCTGATCAAACTGTTAATGCAATTTACACAGCAGCTAATGGTAATGGTACTACAGGTGCAGCTACAGTAACGGTTCTGTACATACAAAATAATAATTTAGCATAAACAAACTCTGGGTGAGGTGTAATGGCCTCACCCTTTAATAGGAGACAATATGAGTAAAGTAACAGTAACACAATTTGATGGAGATAGAAAAGCTATCATCTATTGTAATTTTAGAATTGCATCTACCACAGCAGAAACACATACTATTAACGTAGCAAATTTAGTTAAAAATAAAGGTGGAAATGCTTGTACTAGTTTAGCAATTAACAAAGCTTGGTGGTCTGTAAACAATACAGCGGTAACTAAAACTTTAGAATTGGTTTGGGCAGGATCAAATGATTTAGCCTTAGCATGTAATTTTGCAGAGGATCAAGACTGGAGTTCAATTGGTGGATTAAAAAATCCTAAAAGTGGTGGACACAACGGTAACATAGAAGTCAATTTTACTTCTGTAACAAATGGTGACACAGCTACAATTGTTTTAGAGTTGTTGAAAAATTACAACTAATGAAATTACTAGTAACAATATTTTTGTTATTATCTTTCCCCTTATTTGCAGCTGATACAAATACAACTGTCAGTAGCACGGTAGTAACAGATAAAGCACCACCGACAGCGAGTTCGCCATCGGTGGTGGTTAATAATTCTGACGTTTGTAAGACGGCGGTAGCCGGGGCGGTGCAAACCCAGATTCTCGGAATTTCGTCGGGAATTACGGTGACTGATGAAAACTGTGAAAGAATTAAATTATCAAGATCATTATATGCTTCAGGCATGAAAGTTGCAGCCGTAAGTTTGTTATGTCAAGATCCACGCGTTTGGGATTCAATGGCTATGGCAGGCACAAGTTGTCCATACATGGGTGCCATTGGAGAAGAAGCCTCTGAGGGTTGGAAAGCTAATATGGATATGATTCCAGAGGGTAGTTTGATATATGCAAAATGGAATCAAGAAATAAAAGAAATGAAAGTAAAAGAAGGAGTAGATAGCGATGCATCTAAATTGGCAAAATTTATTATTGCTGCTATGGTTATGCATTCTGGCATCGTGGCCTTCTTCCCTTAGAGCTGAGTGTCCAGTAACTGCTTCTGGTGTTTGTACACCTGGAGTAGAAGAAACCATCGTAGAAGATATAGTTGAAACTACAGAACACGGTGCTGATGGCTACACAATAATAACAGAGACCACAACTACGACAACTACGACAACTGTAACTACAGAAGATTCAGGTGATATACTTGATGGAGATAATGGCTTTGTACAACCTAGATACGAAGGGGACATGGACCAAGATTGGGGTGGGCAAGGCCCTGCTTCTATGCCTACTGGTAATACTTGTGGCGAATTAGGTTCAGATAGATGCGCTCAAATCACTGGATCAGGTAATTCAACATCTACAATGGGTGTGTCAGGTATGGGCACAACATTTATTCAAACTGTCGACATATCATCACTTGACATAGAAAATGGTGGCAGAACAAATTACACAATAAAAGTTGATAAAAGAGATTCACAAGATCGTATTGTCATGCACATCACAGGAAAAAATGGCAATACAAATATATTTGCTGGAACAGACATATTATCAGAATCAGGTGTAACTAGTGGTTTTCAAGAGTACGCAGGCGGTTTTGATTTTGCAGGGACAATTACAAAATTAACAATAGAAATTTCGGGACGTGATATCAACCTTGCAATTGGCCCGCTTTTTGATGATGTTACAATCAATGTATTATACAACGTTGTATCAACAATAGTTACAGAACAAATTACAACAGTTGAAATGTGGGTGGCCATGGGTGGTAGCACAGAAACAGAAGTTATAGATATTGTAGAAAATATTTTTGAACACAATGATATTATAGTTCCAGATACTCCTGGTGATGACATGTATTTTGAACCAGAGTTTGATGAGCCTGACATGAATGTTTCATATGAGACAGTAGAGATGGAAATGGAGATGGATTTTGAAATGGATTTTGAAATGCCTGTTATGGAAGTAGATATGCCTGAAATGGAGATGGCAAATATTGAAATGGAGATGGAGTTTGAAATGGAGATGGAATTAGAAATGCCAGATTTAGAACTACCAGATCCTGAAATGGATATGCCTGAAATGGATATGCCAGAAGGCACCCCTGAAATGGAAACAGAAACAGAGGTTGAAAGTATGCCTGAACCTGAGGTAGAAGCAGAACCTGAAATGCAACCTGAGGTAGAAGAAACAAATAATGAGCCAGAAACAACAGAAGAAACAGAATCCGATAGCGAACCTGCTAAAGAATCCCCTGTGGAAGATGAGAGTGATTCTGAACAAGAAGAAGTACAATCGAAAGAAGATGAAGAATCTGATGAAAAACCTACAGAAGTAGAGAAAAAAGAAGAACCAAAAAAACAAGTTGAATCTAAAAAAGAAAAAGCAGCGAAAAAAATAGTACAAAAGATGGGTGATAAAGGTAGATATGATTCTACAAATCAGCTAAAAACATTAATCGTGATGCAAGTTTTAGGTGATTCTAAAACTTTTTTTGAGTCACAAAAACAATTAGAGGATCGATTAGATTTTTTTACAGACTATATGATACCGGATACACAAATAGAAAATAATAATATTGCACAATGGTTTCTATTTGGTGGTAGTGATGGTATGATGAATGATATGATAGAGTTACAATGGCAGAAGTAGAATTTGCGGGTTTGAAGTTCAAAGGCGGGAAGATCTTTGTTATTCTAACAGCTTTGACCACACTAGGTGGTGGACTGTGGGGTGGTTTTGAGTTTTACAAAGATTACCTAACAATGAAAGAACAGATACAAGAATATGTTGCGCCAGATCTATCTGGCTTTGATAAAGAGATAGCCCTTACAAAAGAAGAATTAAATAGCAAAACAGATATTATACAAACTGAAGTGGATATGATCATGCAAGAAATGGAAATGATTATGTCTGAAATTAGATTAGTTTCTGATGTTGCAAACGAACTTAAAAATGATTTACGTCAAGATGTAAGACGAGTAGAAAAAATAGTAAATGATGTTGAACAATTGGTTAAAGAAGATTCGAGAGAAACCAACCAGGAGTTAAGAGATACCACGAAGGACATTCAGGAAGACATGGCAAGATTAACGGATAAGTTGGAGCAAGCCATGACTGAGCTAGAAGAAAAGATAGAAAAACGAATAAAGCTAGCATTGGAAAATCCTTTATCACAAATGTAGTATGGCTAAAACACCTTCTAACGAATACTTTACACCCATCAAAAAAAGGACTAGTATAGGCTCTTCTTCTAGGTCTCGTCCTAAAAATAAACATAAAAGACGTTGCTGGAAGAAATATAATAGACAGGGAAGATAGATGCCGACTTATTCTAACAGTAAAAATTTTGATTTAGCCGTAAATGACATAATACAAGAAGCCTACGAAAGATGTGGGTTAATGGTTCGTGACGGATATGATCTTAAAACGGCAAAAAGAAGTTTAAATTTAATGTTTGCAGAATGGGCAAACAGAGGTCTTAATTTATGGACTATTCAACAAACTACCAAAACATTAACAGCAAATGCTCAATCAGTAACTGGTACAAGTCTTTTTGGATCAGGTGCAGATGCAGCACAACAAATAATAGATGTAACAGATGTAGTAATTAATGATGGCACAAATGATTTTGCAGCTACTTCAATAAGTAGGGCTACTTATTTTAATTTACCAAATAAAGCTACCTCTGGCAGACCATCTCAATATTATTTTCAAAGAGAAATAAATCCTACAATGTTTTTATATCCAGCAGTTCCTGCTAGTGGAACTTATACTTTAAAATATTATGCAATGATAAGATTATCAGATGCGGATGCATATACAAATAATGCAGAAATACCTTTTAGATTTTTACCTTGTATGACTGCAGGACTTGCATTTTATCTTTCACAGAAAAAAGCACCTGAAAGAATGCAAGCATTAAAATTATTATATGAAGATGAATGGAAAAGAGCAGCTGATCAAGATGGTGCAAGAACAAGTTTATTTTTAACTCCTCAATCATATTTTCCGTCAGTAGGTTAAGATGGGAAAATTTTCTTCTGGCAAAAATTCTCAAGCTATATCGGATAGATCTGGTTTTGCTTTTCCTTACAAAGAAATGGTAAGAGAGTGGACTGGAGCTTTAGTTCATAGAACAGAGTTTGAAGCTAAACAACCACAACTTCAACCAATAAGAATTGCACCTGATCCCCAAGCTTTACAAGACGCAAGACCGGATCGTGTAGAAACATCTGCTGCGAGATTATTAGTTGGTAATCCTTTTTATAATAAAGCTGCTGCAACAAATGTAATTTATGTAATTGAAAATAATCACGGTAGAACTACAGGTGATAGAGTAAGATTTAGAAACTGTAATCCAGGTAATGGATTTACAGAAAATGTTTTAGAAAATGCTTTTGGATATTTAATAACTGTTCCTGTAAACAGTCCTGATGAATATCATTTTACAGCTTCTGCAGGAACATCAGTAGAAGCAAATGATAGATTTGGAGGATCTGTTTGTACTTCAGGTCCGGTAACAATAGAGGGATAGATGACAACATACACAGAACTAGTAGATCAAATTAGAGCATACACAGAAACAGACAGTAATGTTCTTACAACAACAATAATAAATGATTTTATAGAGCATGCAGAAAATAGAATATTTAGAGAAGTTGATCTTGATGCATTTAGATCTTATCAAATAGCAGCACTAACAGCAGGTAATGGTTTTGTATCTTTACCTGGTCTAAACGTAGCTGATTTTGCATTAATACGATCCGTTCAAATATATGGTCAAAGTTTAGCTAATACTAGAAGAACTTTGGAACAAAAAGACATTACTTTTATGCAAGAATATTGGCCAGATAGAACAGCTACAGATACTCCAATTTATTATGCAAACTGGAAAGCAGGAAACATATATCTTGCGCCAACGCCAGATGTTGCATATAATATAGAAGTAGCTTTAAATAAGTTACCAACAGGATTATCGTCTACCAACGCGACTACCTGGGTCAGTACAAATGCTCCAAGGACGTTGTTGTATGCGAGTCTCTGCGAGGCCTTTAAATATCTCAAAGGCCCCTACGATTTACTTGCTCTTTATGAGCAGTCTTATATGAAAGCCATACAAGACTTAGCAATTGAACAGCAAGGCCGTGGAAGAAGAGATGAATATATGAGTGGTGTTTTAAGGACGCCTCTCAAATCGCAACAACCGTAGAAGGAGTTAAAGATGGCAATAGCACAAGCAGTATGTAACACTTTCAAACAAGAACTGTTAGAAGGTAAGCATAATTTTGCAAATGGTGGTCATACTTTTAAGATTGCATTGTTTACTTCAAGTGCAAGTTTAGGAGCATCGACAACGGATTATTCAACAAGTAATGAAACAACAAATACATCAGGTACAGCTTACACAGCAGGCGGATTAGCATTAGCAGGTCAGTCAGTTACAGGTGGTTCTGGTGCCTCAACAGCTTTCGTAGATTTTTCAACTGATCCTCAGTGGACATCTGCGAGTTTTACAGCTAGGGGTGCTATGATTTATAATACCACTACAGCTGGTGGATCAGGAACAACTGATGCTGTTTGTATTTTAAATTTTGGTTCTGATTTTACAGCAACCAATGGTACATTTACTGTTCAGTTTCCGAACCCAACAACTAGTACAGCTATACTAAGATTATCGTAGGAGTTTAACATGGCATTGATTATCAATGATCGTGTTAAGGAGACCACGACATCAACAGGAACAGGAACTATAAATCTTGCAGGTGCAAGCACTGGTTTTCAAACTTTTGTTGGTGCCATTGGGACTACTAATACTACATACTACTGTATTACAATGCAGTCAGGTAGCACGGAATTTGAAGTAGGAATAGGCACTGTTACTGATGCATCTCCTGATACATTATCAAGGGACACAGTTTTAGAAAGCTCAAATAGTGATAACAAAGTAGATTTTTCTGCAGGCACTAAAGATGTATTTTGTACGTATCCAGCAAAGAGG